ATAGTAATATGCGAGTAAACCAGTTAAAATGCCAGCATATAAGCCAGCCATGCCCTTAGAAGTGTACCATACTTTAGATGCTCCACGTATCGGGGCATTAATTATGGAGAGGAGTAGGAGGTATAGGGTTGTTATCATATTATTTAAACATATAAATTCTAAAGATTCTGCCACTACTCGTATAGTTTGTCTCAGATGGGCTTCCTTTAATAACTAAGCTAGTTTCGTTAAAGGTAAACGCCCCTGAAGCAACAGTCTGAACAGTCCCAGCCCCACTAAATAGAAGGTATTTATTAGTCCCTAAAGTTGGGGAAATTACTATCCAAGAGCCATTCGTACTAGAACATTTTATCATGTAAAAGCGCGGAGATCGGAAAGTAGAGTGAGTTACAGTAACATCACTGGCATCACTGCCTGAGTAGCTATTTTGAAAGAAGTTGTTTGAAGTCTCATTGAATATATATGAAACATAGGTACTCCCTGTTTCGTTGGTTTGAGGAGAAGCTTGTACATATATATTTGATATATCATGGTTAGAAGAGCCAAATACATCCACATTACCACCACCAGATGGATAGCTTTGGAAGCTTTGGGAATCCTTCCAAGAAGGCCAGTTATCTCTAATGCTACTACCATTCCAAACAGGAAAGTTTGCATTAGAAGCTAGGTATTTTCTATTCATCACAGCAACCACTGCCGGAATTTCAGTTAAACTATGAGCTATCGCTCTGTTCCCTGTACTATTTCCAGACCATGTTTGTATGTCTAAGAATTTTGGACGCTTTTTCCAAGCAAATGCATAATAAACTTTAGTATTAGTATTTACCTCAGCATTAGTGCCTATGGTAACACTATTGCCGCTGGTTGCTGTAATTATTGTGGCTATTGTTTCCTCATCACCAGACAAGCTTGGATCAAACCGTAAATACTTAGTAATACCCCGTGATGAATCATAGCATAAAGGAGCACGACTAGTTCCGTCTCCGTTGATAAAAAATATGATATCTGGCTGGAACTTGAAGTTTAATGTAAGAGATGCTCCTGTCCCTGTATAAGTGATAAAATCACTAAACGGCTGAGCAAAAAGATAAGGATTGATTATGCCTGGCATGTCTAACTCTTATACCCATACATGTAAATCTTAGCTCCAGTAGCATCTGTACCAGCTACGTCAATATCAATAGTAATCTCAGCATCATCTGCTAGAGAAGCGTCACTAATAACCGCTAAAGTAGCAGCAGTTGTGCTGGTCTTTTCGTTAGCATCAATGGTAAGTTTAGTTGAAAGAATAGTTGTACCGTTCTCATTAATGTCAAATGTAGGAATACCAGAAGAGGAAGCAGTTGTGAGAGAAGCTCTGACAGCAGTTAGAGTATATGCGTAAGGCATACGGAAAGTTACCTTAGCTGTGCCAGTAGTAATAGCTGTAGTCTCATCGCTAATAGCAATAATAAACGGAGGTTCAGTAATACCGAGAGTTGTACGTGCAGTAGCTGCTGTTGTGTCATCTAGTAAGCTTCTAGCAAATGATGTGCAAGTAATTTCCTCTATAACTCCAGCTCCAGCAGTGCTTCTACCAAGCAATCTATCAGTAGCAGTTACGTTCTGTATCTTGGCATAAGTAACGTTAGCATCTGTAATCTTTGCAGTAGTAATAGCATTGGAGTCAATCTGAGCTGCTCCTACTGTAGAGAGAGTAGCGAGTCCACCCAGTCCCAGAGTAGTACGCTGAGCTGTGGAGTCTGCATCGTCTAAGATTGCTCTCCCAGCAGCAGTACAAACAATCTCTTCTACAACACCTGCACCAGATGAGCTACGGCCTAATAGCTTATCAGTAGCTGAGACGTTTTGAATCTTAGCATAAGTTACGTTAGCATCAGTTAGTTTAGCTGTGGTGACTGCGGTAGCTGCTAGTTTAGCTGTGGTTACTGCTAGGTCAGCTAAGCCTCCTGTAGCGATTTGCGGCCCTTCTCCTGTACCTCCGCTATGGCTATGCCCTGTCGATCCGCTGAACGCGCTTTGTAGGGCGGTAAATTCGGTGGTGTAAGTCGAGGCCAAAACAGCCAAGCCTGTGGCGATTTGCGAGGCGGTAGTGAAGCTATACCCAGCCATGTCAGTGTACTCCTAAATATTTATTTAATGTATTATTTTTCATCTGCGTCCCTTGATGGCGAACTCAAGCTGAAAGCTATCTATTCGATGAGAAGCTCCTGTAGAGCTGCCCGAGAATTGAAACGATGTCGTAAATCCGCTGCCGTTTAATTTTTCTCTAAATACAGGATACTGAATAGAGCTATAAACAGAAGTGTCATAAATGGCGGTGTCATATACAGATACTGCTCCTGTCTGATTTAGCGTAATAGATGGAGGCTGAGGATAATTTATATTATCAAACCCTAAAATGGTATCGAGAGTGACAGATATATCTCCTTTAGCTTGAGTAAAAATGAGGGCTCTATGTAAAACTTTCCTGAGACTTGGATCACCAAATGTAATTTGTGGGCTGCGGTATATAAATTGTATAGGACTTCCATTCAAACTATTCGATGTTTCCATTGCATAGACTTTTCCATCCGTTGGGTGGCCAAACACGCTAACTTCATTTATCCCCACATACTGAGAATCTGAGCAGTACGCATTGAATCCTTTAAGTGTAGACCACTCATAAGACAGTCGTGATAAATCTGGACCTTTTAGCTTACCAATAAATCCCTTAGCTGAGCTATCTGCTATGTTAGAGTCATATACAAATAAACGATACTGAGACTTCTTCCTAATTACGCACGTGGAAAACGAATCCGAGCTATATGCTCCAATAACATCCCTAAGAAGTGGTTGAACTTCAGTAGATACCAAGCCCAGCTCGACATCTCCAACACGCTCAGTGGCTGCAAGAGAACGTGTGCCGTCGGGGGCCAAAAACAAAATATCGCCAGCTACTTCCTGAATCGTATCGCCACTAATACAGCTAATAGATGTAGTTACGTCCTCTAGTGCAAAGTTAGTTGAAGATGTTCCTGTTAGCTTCTGAATACCGTTGGCACAGAATATATATAATGTTTCTCTGAACTTCTTAAGACCAATAACAGTATCTCTAGCAAATAGCTCAATCGCTCCAGATGTATTGAAGTCCGTATCATCTCCTGGTAGAGAGATTGTAACTCCACTAGGGGAAGCTGAATAGCCGCTGAGGAACAATCTTCCTAAGTGCATCTCAGCATATTTTGGATTAGCTGGTGCTCCAGTCCCATTAAGCGTGGTAGCAGTAGTTCCATCCCATTTAAGAGCGTGATTTACTCCATCAGTAATTACTACAACCTTAGCTGTAGTTAATGCATAAAACTTAAATCTTACTTTAGTTACAGAGCCAGTACGAGCAGTCCCATTAATAGGAGAACTCCACCCCGAACCAGTAGAATATCGTATTTGGTTATCACTTCCATTTTTCCTCGCTGCTAATACTCCACCTAAGCCTACTCCAACCCCTAAGACAGCACCAGTTCCTGTTAAAGCATTAGTGTCATATGGAGCAAATCCTAATACACGCTCATATCCACCTTGGTCTGCTGCTTCATAATTCTGAAGTATCTCAGCACTGCCTGGATTCTCTGTGCCACGTGTAAGCACATCGGAAGACAGCATTATTCCACCAGAGCATTTTATCACCTGACTCGTCCAGCGATCACCTTGTTGGCCAGTCTGTAGCGATGGCATTATTCAAACCTAATATAGTCTGTTAATGGAATTAATACTCTACGCATGTTGTTTACACCTTTAGTAAACTTATCATCAGCTCTATCAGCTTCCTCGACATTGTCACGATACATATACGCATGATACAGCGCACGATCTACAATGATTTGCTCATATACAGCAGGGATAGTGGGAACATCTCCATGAGCAGATAGAGCAGCAGGAGCTGCAAAGCCCTCACAATATATTGTGTATTCTTTATCTGCTGGAGGAGAGATGATTAAATTGTTATCAGACTTCTGTACAACCCAGCGAGGCTGGTCATAGGTGTCATTAATAATAGCTTCTCTATCACGCTCTTCATACTTCTGCTTACGATAGCCATCTAAGTCAATCTTAGTGAGCTTCTTCTCAGAGTAGAATGGAATGGAGAGGATTGTTCCTGTAGCTGGTGTTGTTAAATCAGCAGATACGGTATATGTAAATGTAGTTGAATTGACTCTTGTAACACTAGCATTAGTGGCGTTATAGCCAGACGGCGTTGCTCCCTTAATGGTTACATAGTCTCCAGTATTTAGCTGGTGAGCAGTAGCCGTAACTACCGTTGCAGTAGTGCCTGACCTGTTAATAGATGTAACTGAAATGAACGGCCTGCGTATAGCAAACGAATCCCAGTCAAGCTTGTGGAAAGCTGCTGGCATGTTATATTCCATCGTACCTATGGTAGTTACAAATGTAGTAGAAGACCAAGCAAATGGCCACTCATAATCTTCTTCGCGATAGATGTCTAAGATGGCTTGATTAACAGCATCTTTTACATCAGCATGAAAGCCGATAACAGAAGCAAAGTTAGACGATGTGAGTTCTACCTCATTCATCGCTTTGCAAACTCTATTAACTAAGCCTAAGTAAGTATATGCCATTTATCCACCCATTGAGAAGAAAGATGGGGAGAAGATTGCTCCTCTCCCCAGTAGTCATTAGCTTACGTTGCCTACGAACGTGGTAGCAGCATTGCGTGCAGTGCTATCCAGTTCATATACGAAGCGAAGTTTACCAGTAGCAATAGTGCCACCAGTTACTTTGAGGCGGAGTGTATCAGCAGCACCGTACACAGAACCACTAGAACCATCATTCTTCAACAGAGTGAGGTTAGTTCCAGCAGTGAGTGTAGAAGCGTTAGTTACGAACTCATCATCATCAGCAGAATCGCCGATGTCGATACGAGCACCTGCGCCGAGAGACAGAGCAGTTACTACTTCTACTTGGTGGAGACGGAAGAAAGAATCCGCTGGGATGTTTACTACTACAGCATATTCAGTAGTAGCAAGCCCAGAAGTCACGAGTTCAGCAATGTCAATCTCATGATACTTAAACTTACCGCCGTTGATGCCAGCACTGGAAGTGCCGCCAGCAGCTTTAGTTGTTACGTTAGCCATATTATTAGTCCTTTACTTTAAGTTAGATTACAGTGAGCCGAGAGCGTAAGCACCACGGAACAGAGCTTCTGTGCGTACAGTCTTACGACCAAACACCATCAAGCCACGGAATACTTCACCGAAAGTATCTTGGCTGCGGAAGTTTTCCACAACAACAAGTTGTTTCGCAGTAGCCGTAGCACCTTTGTGACCAGCAATGAACGACAAGTTGCTTGCAGCAGTCAGTGGGGTGTTGTTAGACTTGAACATGGTCATACCGAAGTATGGACGTGAGCCAAGCTTACGATTACGGATCAGAGACTGTGGATCGCCAGTTACTTGGATGTCGATAGCTTTGCTATCTTCTTTGCCGAGTGCTTCATAGAAAGCAGGAGCAGCGATGAAGAAACGACCACCATCATCAGGCACGTTGTTGTCATCCAACAGACGAGCGAAACGGTTGATTACATCCAAAGGAGATACTTCACCAGAGCCATAGCCAACAGTGATTGGAGTACCAGATACGCCAAGACCAGTACCATTGGTAGCTTGTGCAAGCATGTACGCCAAAATGTTAGTGTCATATCCGTTTTTCAGTTCAAATCCAGCTTTGTCAGCGCACATAGCAGCATAGTCAATGTGTGACTGTTTTTGCTCAATGTCTTGGAGTTGGAATTGGTACTTGAGACCTTGGTCGATATCAAGAGAGATGTCCTCATCAATGATGTCTTGTGCTGGACCAGATATCTGGCCACGAACATAAGATGTAACGCTGATTTGAGGTTCTTTGATAATTTTAACCGAACCACCCATACCAGAGATTTCACCTTCAAACTCGTTGTTAGTGATTTCATCAGCTACGGATTTTGTGCGGAAGGCTTTGATAATCTTCTTGGAGAAGATATCTGGAGCGTAAACCCCATTAGGAAGCTGAGCATACCCAGCAGCAGCAGGAAAAGCTGTCATATTGTTAGTCCTTTATTGTTATTGTTAAATTATGGAGTGACTAAGCCCTTAGAGATAGCTTCATCAATCTCCGCTTCATGTTTCTCGTATTGACTCTGAGACATGGCCTTAATTTCCGCCATACTCCAAACCTTCTTATCGGAGGCATTAGGAGTAACTTTGCTAGTGACTTTAATAGTCTTCGTAGCATCTAACTGTTGAGCTTTTTTATCTTTGGTAACGATTCCATTATCTTGTTTATAGATAGTGATTAATCGTGCAAAGGTTACTGGGTTGTTTGACTTCTGTATCAATTCCTGAATATCTGGAGTCTGGTCTTGGAACCATTTAATAAATTTAGGATCCGAAGGTAGAGCATCCAAGTCAATATCTGGGTGATACTTGTTAAACTCAGCAGCAGCTTTCTGTTTAGCTAGAGCTTCTTGACTTTGCTTCAACTCACTGAACTGGGCTTCTAATTGTTTATTGTTCTCTAAGAGGTTTAGCTTAACAATGGACTCAATATAGCCCCATGCTTCTTCATTACTCTTTTTAAACTCTTCAATCTCAGCTTCAGTCTTTGGAAGTTTAACATCCGTCTTAGCAGCTTTCTTAAGCTCGTCTTTCAAGTCTTTAATCTGCTTATCTTTGAATGACTGTAAATCGCGATAACGCTTTTCCCAATCAGTCTCTTGTTTAGATAAGGAGCTATCAGGGAGAGTGTCCTCTTTTGGAGTGTCCGTAGATTCCAGTGGAGAAGTGGCTTCGTCCTCAGCATCAATCACTTCTAGTGAACTAACTCCAGTCTTCTGTTCTTTTGGCTCAGTGACATAGAATTGAGTTTTAGCAGCATCTAGTTGCTCAAATAGATTATTCATATTAATATCCTTGGGTTTGCAACTGCAAGTATCCTATAGTGTAAGTTCCTGTTAAGGGTGACTTTGCAATTATTGTTGAACTGGACCCATCATTGGGCCAGAGGGAGTACCTTGTGTTGGTGAAGTTCCAGGAGCAATACCAATACTAGGCTGTGAAGGAGCAGCAGAGCCGCCCATCCCACCAGCAGAGTCTTTAGCTACTACCGTGAGAGTCTTTGAAGGGTCTGCATACTTGCTAAAGTATTTAGCTGTATCTTCCCCGAATAGGATTCCAAGAGCTGTTGCAAACTCTGGTGTTAAGTATTGAGCAATAAACTCTTGCTGTTGTGGCTCTAGTGAGCTAAGATGATTATCTAACTGCTGAATCAACTCAGGCTGAGAATACTCTGAGCTACTAGGAGCAGAAGCACTGTTACTTGTGTTGGCAGAGCTGCTACTTGTGCTAGGAGCCTCGTTACTTTGACCAGTTGATTGTAATGCGTCTAAAAATGCACCCATTTAAGCGTTCCTTGCGTTATATGATTTCATAAAGTTATCCCAATTATTGTTAGCCATATTGGGATTTAAATCTTTGACAGCTACATTAGGAGCAGCTACGTTACCGCCAGCCATTGCTTGCTGTTCTTGTGTCTGAGGAGGAACATACTCTCTAATCTTAGCAAGAGTAGCTTCATCAGCTCCAAACTCTTTAGCGAGGTTATACGTCATATCACTATAAGCTTTGTTCCTAGCAGCTGGGTCATCAATATCGTAGCCAATCCTGTTAGGAGCAGTGCTTCTGGTTTCCTGCTCAGAGCCTTTACCATAATAAACAAAGCCCTGACCTAATCCATACCCGCCACCAACTCTATAACCAGCAGGGATGTTTACTCCCAGTGACTTAAGGTTCTGGAGATATGGCGTGAGTTCTTGTGAGGTGATATCTGCACTAGAGTTATCCATATTCTTAGACATCTTCGTCAATCCTGAGTAAGAGGCATCTGCCCCTAATCCTGCATCGAAACTAGCACCTGGCTTCGGTTTTTTTGGCCCTAAGAAGCCACCAAGCAATGCTCCACCAACAGCACCAATTACAGTACCAATACCAGGAACGATTGAACCAAGAGTTGCTCCAGTAGCAATGCCAGAAGATACGCCACCTAAGAGAGCAGAACCAGCAATACCCCCAGCTACGCCACCGATCTGGCTATTAGTCTTATTCTTAGCCCAAGGGTTGAGTGTTCCAGCTAGGTAGCCAACACCAGCTCCTTGAGCGAGTCCTGTAAGTGTCGTCCCAGAAGTTACTCCAGGCTGTAGAGGGCCAACAAAGCTTGTTGGAACATTAGCTGTACCAAAGTTAGCTGCACCAAAGTTATTTATAGCAGAGCCTACGCCATTAAAAGTCCCAAGCAATCTAGGAGCAGACGAAATAGGATTGATACCTATTGAAGGCTGCTGTTGTTGTGGCTGCTGTACTCCAGTAGTCAATAGTGGACTCTGTGGATTAGGGTTACTAGGAGTATAAGGAGCATATACCACATTTTGTTGTGGCACTGGCTGTGGGATAACAGCTACATTCTGGCGTGGTAGAGGTGATATAAGTCCCATTATCTTAAATTATCCTCTAATCTAGCTCTGAGGGTTCTGAGGTGGTCCACTAAAACCAGCTTCCCCTGGCCCTGCGACAGTTCCTGGGGCGATCGCGCTT